TTTATTAGAATGTGTATGCTTTTTAGTATTAGCATCATCATAGTTTTCTTTTAGAATATCAGTAAATGCAACTTGAATTGCATCTAATATAGACTTATTAGAATGTGTATGCTTTTTAGTATTAGCATCATCATAGTTTTCTTTCAACATATCTGTTAAATCATTTGTAGATAATCCTTTACCAGGTATTTTATCTACTTTACCATCTAATTCAGTATTAATTGAATTTTTGAATGTAGCAGAAATACTGACTATTTGGTTACTATCTACCTCAAAATCATTAGGATTATAACCGGCCATACCTACTTTATTTACACCACCAATAGGTGCAAATAAATTATACCTATTATTATGTCTAATGGTATTACTAGACGGATTATAAGGCACAATAGCTCTTTCTACAATATTATCTGGCATTTTAATACCTCCCCTGTATATTTGCACTTACATATAGATTTGTGGGCATGAGTATAAGCGATTTTGTGTCATAATCTGGCATTATAGGTATAGCGCTATCAAATAGATTCTGCATTTCTAATCGTTTAATATCATCTGTTATTTGATTTATATATGATTGAGTTTCAGTATCTGACCAGTTATTTGCATTAGAAGAATCTAAGCCAAGAATATTGGCAATGTGTTCTTTAACACTTTCCCCGGAGAGTACTTTTATATCAAACAAATAAGTTTGTTCAATCCAATCATTTGTCCTAAACTGCTTTATTATTCTAAAATTGTATTCTTCCCAAACTTCATTCACGATATTGCCTGCTCCATCAACAGTATAACTCTTAACATATTTATAAACTTTTTTATTGTCAGAACCTTCATCTATAAAGAACAAGAAATTCGTTATATCAAAATCACTATTAGAATCCAGAACTATTTTACCACCAGCGTCTACCCCATAATAAGCAATTGCTTCCTCAATAGAGAAAAACATAAGATATAATGCTTCCGTACTTATGAATTTTTTAATAGGTGCAAGAACCATAGAACCATCTGCCTGTTCAACAAATCTATTAGATAAGTCTAACCAATATGTTTTACGAAAATCTCCACGTTGTTTATAGCGTGCGGACGTAACAGTTATAGCAAGATATGGATTCTTCCACTCTTTCATTATCATATAAGGGTCGCCTTCTTCACCTATTACATCAAAATCAAGTGACCAAGTTTCGCCACGTTGAATATATACATCATTACCCAAAATCTTCATTAAATATTACCTCCTGTCATTTGTGCAAGATTTGTATCCGAAGTCCGTTGTGTCTCTGCTGCATTCTTTATATTCGTTTTATTTACGTTTGCAGCATGAGTATGACCGTTGCCCTCCGGGCCACTATTAGGTCTCGCACCACCTCTTTGTTCACCTCTGGCATTTACGAGTTGTGTTGCCATCTGTAATATCTCAGGACTTTGCATTAAGGCCTGTTCTAAATCAGGGGGTAAATGTTGTGAATTATCTGAAATACCAGCAAGAGCTAATTTTGCAAGAGGATATTGCATTGTATTCATTATATTCCAATAAAGTTCCAAGGTTCTCGGGTCTTGAGGATTACCGAAGGTTCCCATTGTAAATTGTTGCAGTGTTTCTTTCCACATTTGTACTCTATTATTAGATAATGTGGCAGCAGGGTCTGTACTGAATGCAAAATCGTCTGCATAATATAATTTACCATATTTATCTTTGCGTAAGAACATATATTTGTTCCACAGCATTTCTTCTTTATTACCGTTAGGCAATATCTTTACAAATTTACGTGTTTCATCGCTGAAAGCTAAAAGATATTTGAACATTAATTCATATACACCAGCGAAAGCAGCTGCTTTCATAATACGTAATGACTCAAGTCTGCCTGCGGATTGTGCCGCACTTATCTCTTTCGCCTTACCAGAAATCGCTGTATTATCTATTTTGCCCTGATAACTTTCTGTAACACCAGATGATGCTCTGGCACTCTCATAGAATAGTTGAGCACAGGCGATATCTTGCGAAACATCTGCTTGTATCTGTTTTGTCTGTATTTGACTCGCTTCTTCTACAGTTCGTACACCCATAATCTTAAAGGTGTTATCGTCATCGTTAAACTTCATCTTTTCAGGTTTAGTTACAACTGCACCTGATTTCATTATTTTATCTTCTACTTTAGTAAGTATTTTATTAACACTATCTTGCATATCTAATAGAATACTTACTTCTGAAATACCATACAAAGTCTCTAATGAACTTACACTAAGTCTTGGTACAAAGGGAAGTTGTCTAACTCTATAGAAAGGTATCCTAGTACCAGCCTCAAGAAATACCTCAGTTTTAACATTATTTGTCGGGTCTTGACTCTCACCCTCCTCGTAAGGATTACGAAGTCGTATCAGGTCTTCCTCTAATACTTCTTCTGTAGCATTATCATACTTAAATTTAACACCACCACAATTCTTACAATGGTCACTTATAGGATTGACCATACCACAAGCAGTACATTTACGCACTTTGCGGATTTGCCAATCTTCATCCCAGCTGATTACTTGTCTGCTGCTCTCAGCATACATGAATCTACCTATTACACCTTTTTCATTACGATAATAATAGGAAATTACTCTTGCAGAAGTAGCCCCTGGCGTATCAGGTGTTATCAATCTATTGTACAAATCAAAAATACGGGATAGACTTATTTCTTCTCGCTGAAAAATATAATTCATTTGACGATAGTCTTTACATCCAGGCTCAGGAACGACCTGGTCTGCCAAAAGTACTTCTACTTTTAGGTCACCACTACGTCCATAAGTACTGTCAAGACTATCCCATCCAATCTTATACCAACTTGTACCATCTATATATGTTGCACGTTCGCCTCTGTCGTTCTCTTGTTCAGTTAACATTCTATCCATCTCAAACTTAAGATAATTTTCTGTTATATCTACGAGGTCTATGTCATCTTTACACCTAGGTGTAATATGCGGCATGGGTATAGTATTGTCAATTTTGCTTTCTATGAGCTCATAAATCATTTTACGAAGTTGTTTAGATTTACGTTTGCTCTCTTTACCTGTATTTTTATCGAGTGCATTTAATGTACCAAGATAAGCTTTACGCCACTTAGCTAGATTATTTGGGCTTACATATTCAATACCTTCTTGAACACTTTTTGCTATAGAATAAAGAGCAGCCACTTTTGTGACCATCTCGTTTTCTTTTTGAGTATTTTCATATCTTGCCCCAATTTGTTGTTGAAGATACAAGTCTATCCTGTCCACATTGGCCTCCATTATTTTATTATATATCAAATATTTACAAATTATACACTATCTGTCTCGGTATTCCTCAGGAGCTCCGTAAGTTTGTATGAACTTTTCTTGCTCAAGAGCCGACATTTGCTCAAAATCTTCCCACATATCTGGATACCAATGAGTATAGCGTACAAATCTGCGCTCGACAGTAGGTGCCTCACCCATAATTAATTTTATAAGTCGTATAGTACCCTGAGAATCTTCGTCCACCATGTCATCATGCTTACCGTAAGGGAAAGATTTATGTTGTTGTATGACTTTCTCACGGGCGGTCATATCAGTTTCGATGTACCAGTCTACATCACTCTCGTCAAGGTCTGCAGCTATATAATAATTGCCAGATGATACAAAAGGTGTTATAGCTTGTGCTCTTGCCACTTTACCACCCATAGGATTCACCGTGACGACAGGTGGAATATTCTCCATATATCGTAGAGCATCTGCTATAGCTGGACCATTTGCTTTATCTTCTATTACAAGTTCATCTATCTCAGGAAACTCTCTGCAAAACCATTTTATCTTTTCTACTGTATCTGTAAATTGTAGACGTTTATTTACTTGATGATACAAATAAATACCACCTTGATAGATACCTCTAAGGCCCATGGCAACAAAGTCATTTTTCTCGCCACCCTTAAATGTTGCGTCGACAGATAATTGCATATACTCAAATTTCTTGCGTCTATTTATCTCGTCAGGAGTTAGTTTAGGTCTATCTCTCTCAAGTACAAACTCATTTTTATAAAACGACTTGTACCAAGTAGAGTCGAACATATTACCAGTCGACGATGTAGGTCTGCCCTGATACAAGGAATTCCAAACTCGCTCGCCCTCAGCAGCCAATACGACCTTTTTCTTACTACGTAACCACTCGTTTGTGTTAGCAATCTTCTGAGGTAGTTCCGGGTCACCAAGATGCGGACCCATAAGAGAGTCACCAATTTTACGACCTAACGGGTCCGGCCCAAGTTTCGCCGCCTCCTCATCATATTCGCAAGGTAGATTAATATCACGCCATATAAACTCGCTCCAGTTATCTTTTATAAATCCTACGACGTCGTTCTCGACCCACCTAGTCTGAATGACGATAAGTTTACCACCCGGATAAATACGAGATTGCACCGACGGACCCATCTCAGCATGTATTTTCTTAATTATTACTTCTGACCCAGCCTCAGCAGCATTCTTAATAGGGTCGTCTATTATAAATAGCTCAGCGCCGTAGCCAGTAATACCTGCGTCAAGACCAGCTGCACGACATTTACCGCCTGCCGCAGTCGCCCAGAGCTCAGCTCTTTGTAGACTTTTGTCAAGTTCTTGCTTAAACACAGCAGGTGCGAATTTATTAAATTTGTCTCTACAAATTTTACTAAACCCCTCAGCAAATGTGCTCTGATACGAACATAAAATTACTTCACCTTTAGGATTATTACCTAAAAACCACACAGGTAATGTCTCGGTCACCATATGTGATTTACCATGTCTTGGTGGAACAGACAACAAAAGAATGTCAAAGGCCTTGCCGGTTTTTACAGAAAGAAATTCTTGCACAGTTTGTGTTACATAATGGTGGAATTTTGTCATGCAAAAGCCTTCGTTTACAAAAGAAACGAAGGACGGGTAGTCTTTTATAAGCTCGCGGCGTTTTAATTCACCATGTATGCCTTCAAACATGCTCATATTTTCCTTTTAGGCATTATACGAATATCTTTTACAGATAAGTTTTGTATTTTAGCCCTTCTTGTGTGGTCTGTATCTTTAAGCTCGATAGATTTTACTTCACCTGTACAAATTGATTTTACAAGAAGTACATCGGGTGTAATGAGGTCTTTCTTCATACGATTTCATCCTCTTTTTTCTTTGCTTTTTCGTATTCCTCAAGAGCTTTCTGCATTACTAGAAGTTCTTCATCTGTGTATTGTTCAAGCGGATTGTTTATAGATACATTTTGTTTGGTCTCATCAACAGGTTTAGCACCCATACTATCACGACGGGCAACATATGCGGCAGCGTTATGCCTGGCATAATATTGTTGACATGCGTCCATCATTTCACCTTCTGTAGGTAGACGGTCTTGACCCATTGCTTGAAGTTCTTGTTTTAGATGTCTCCATACTGCAGCTTCAATTTGACTGGCTGCAGTTGGATTTCCATCTTTATCACACACTAAGATAGGTTCCATTGCAGGTTTTGCGTATCTGTTTATTATATTTTGTGCCCACATGCTTCTTGCATGTTTAGGATTTTTGAAAAGTGTTTCAAATTCACGTTGTTCACGAATCTGTTTATTTGTAAGCTCCATAAAACATCTCCTATAAGTATACTATTATATTCTATAAAATTTTTATAATTTTTATACACTATTTTTATAGCGAAAGTATATACTATAGGTTTTTAATATAATTCAAAACGTGTACGCGCGTGCGCGCGTGCGTGCGTATATTATATAATGATTCTATATTATAAGGCAACTGTAATTTT